ACGGTTTCAGCGTCGCGCGCGAGCCGACGTTGCAGCTCGCCGGGCTCGCCGAGGTCGGCCTGCAGGCGCCCGATGACGCCAACTGGCACCACTACGTCGGGACGTTCAATGCCGCGACGGGCGAGATCGCGGTCTACACCGACGGGGTGCAGTCGTGCTCGGGCGGCTGTGCGACGACCGGCCAGTATTCGCTCTCGACGCTCGCCGCGAACCTGCAGAACGCGAGTCCTCTCCGCATCGGGGCCGACCAGACCGGCGCCAACTTCGTCGCCGGGCGGCTCCACGAGGCGTTCTACACGGACCGCTGGCTCTCGCCCGAGGAGGTTGCCGAGCTGTGCGCGTGCGGCGCGCAGGGGCTCGACGGGGCGAAGCCGGCCTGCGGCGGGACGAAGCGCACGGACGCGGTGTGCAGGTCGCTCTTCTCGGCCAGCGCGGCGGGCGCGCTCACGGCGAGCCGGCCGGTGTACGCGAAGACCGCGACCACGACGCTCTCCGACGCCGAGGTCCGGGGCGCGACGATCACGAACGCGGGCGCCGCGGGCGCGATCGTTCTCTCGCTTCCGCCCGCGGTCGCTGGCATGAACCTGCGCGTGGCGCTCGCGGCCGCGCAGGACGTGGACGTGAACCCTGACACCGCTGACGCGCTGGTCTTTGCCGAGGCTGTGGGTACGAACCTCCCGCTCGTCGCCGGCGACGCGATCTCGAGCGACACGACGATCGGCAGCTTCGTCGAGCTCGAGGCGCTCGACGGCGCGACGTGGCTTGTGACCCGCTCGCGCGGGACGTGGACGGACGCGAACTGATGGGCACGATCCCTTTCGAGAAGACCGGGCAGCTCCTCACCGGCGACGAGATTCAGGTTCCGGGGCGCTCTGTCGCCTACTCGATCAGCCGGTTCGCGCCGGTGCTCGAGACGGCGCCGACGGGCGCGTCGCTCGTGCTGCGCGTGCAGGACGTGAGCGGTGCGTCGCCGACCGCCTACATCGAGCAGACGATCCTGGCCGGGCAGAAGATGGCGACGCCCGTGTCGGGCTACATCGGGCGCGCGGCCAGCGAGTCCTTCTTCATCCGCATCGTCTCGGGCCCGAGCGGTGCGAACGCCGCAGGCTACCTCTCGGGCTACGTCGAGGACAACCAGCCCGACTACTCCGGCGCGCCGGCGAGCACGGTCTTCACCAACTACTCGGACCTCAAGGCAGCGATCGCCGACTGGCTCGCGCGCTCGGACCTGACGACGCAGATCCCGCAGTTCATCCGCCTCGCCGAGATCCAGGCGCAGCGCGAGCTCGGCCTGCAGAACACGAACACGCAGACGACGGGCACGCTGATTGCGGCGCAGGACTACCTCGTGCTGCCGGACGACTGCCTCGAGCCGCAGCAGCTTCGGCTGGACACCGACCCGATCCGCTACGCCGAGATCGTCTCGCCGGCGGTGTTCGCGCTCGCGAAGCAGACGAGCGAGGGCGGCTACCCCGTGGTCGCGATGAGCCGCGGCGGGCGCCTCTGGCTCGCGCCCGCGCCGGCCCAGAACACGGCCTACACGCTGCTCTACCGCGGAGGCATCGCGCCGCTCTCCGACAGCAACCCGACCGGCTTGCTGCTTCGGAACAACCCCGACCTGCTCCTGTACGGGGCGCTGCTCCACTCGGCGCCGTACCTGGGCGACGACCCGCGTGTCGCGACGTGGCAGCGGTTCTACGCGGCGATCTCGGATCAGGTGAAGCGGCAGCAGTTCCGTGCGCGCACCGGCGGTGGCGTCCTGCGGATGCGCCCGGACTTCATCGCGTGAGGGGGGGCTGGTGAGCACGAAGCGCCTCTCGCTCGGTGAGTACCTCCCCGATCAGCCGGAGCACTCGAACCCTGGCCTGATCGTCGCGAAGAACGCGCTCCCGCGCGCGCGCGGCTACGGGCACGTCCCCGCGCTGACGTCGCTCGGTCTGGGCGCGCTCTCGGCCTACTGCCGCGGCGCGCTCGCCGGGCTCGATGCGGCGGGCAACGCCTACGACTTCGCGGGCGACGGCACGAAGCTCTACCGGCTCGGGCCGACGGGGCTCTCCGACGCCTCGAAGGCCGGCGGCTACAACACGAACACGTTCGGGTTCTGGGAGTTCGTGCAGTTCGGCCAGGACGTGATCGCCTGCAACTACGACGACCCGATCCAGTACTTCAACATGCAGACCTCGAGCGTGTTCGCCGACCTCGCCGCGGCTGCGCCGCGCGCGCGCCACATGGCGATCGTCGGCAGCCACCTCGTCGCCGGGAAGACCTACGACGCGATCTACGGGGACGTGCCCAACGCGATCTGGTGGAGCGCGATCGGGAACCCGTTCTCGTGGCCGACGCCCGGAACGGATCTCGCGATCTCGGTGCAGTCCGATCGCCAGCCGCTCGAGGGGAACGGCGGCTGGGTGCAGGCCGTCGTCGGCGGCGCGGAGATCGGCGGCGTCTTTCAGGAGCGCGCGATCTGGCGGATGGACTACCGCGGCGGCGACGTGATCTACGACCTGAACCGCGTCGAGCCCAACCGCGGCCTGTTGATCCCCGGCCTGGCGGTGCCCGTCGGGCGGCGCGTCTTCTACTGCTCCGAGGACGGGTTCTACTGGTTCAACTACACCGGCAGCGAGCCGATCGGCGAGGAGCGCGTGAACCGCACGTTCCTCGCGGACGTGGACGAGAACTACTTCGAGCGCGTGTCGTGGGTGCTCGATCCGGACCGGCCGATCATCTTCATCGGCTACCCCGGCAGCGGGAACGTCGGCGGCACGCCGAACAAGATCCTCGCCTACAACTACGCGGTGAACCGCTACGCGGTGATCGAGCAGGTGCACGAGCGCCTGTGCCGCGCGCTCACGCCGAGCACGCTCACGATGGACAGCCTGCCCGACGACCTGATGGACACGCCGGGGCTGCCCTCGCTCGATGCGCCCGTCGTCGTCTCGGGCGCGCAGATCGCGGGCGGCTACAACGACTCGCACCAGCTCTCGACGTTCTCGGGGTCGGGCATGGCCGCGACGTTCGAGACGGGCGACGTCGAGCTCGAGCCCGGCCGTCGCGCCCTGGTGTCGAGCGTGCGACCGCTCGTGAAGGGCGCGAGCGCCACGGTCCAGATCGCGGCGATCGCGAAGAGCACCGACACGCCGGTGTACGGCTCGATCTCGTCCCAGGACTCGATCGGGCGGTGTCCCTTCCGCGTGGACGGACGCTATCATCGCTTTCGTCTGAACATCCCCGCGGGCGGCTGGACCGAGGCCGTCGGTTTGGACGTGGACTACCAGCCTACGGGGATGCGCTGATGGCGAACCGTTTCCCGACGGTTCCGAAGTTCTGGGCCGACTCCGCCGAGCACATGCGCAAGCTCGTGATCGCGGTGAACGGCCTGCTTCGGGGCGAGTCGAACAACACGTCGGAGGTCACGCTCACCGCGGGCGCGACCAGCACCGTGATCTCGGACTCGCGCATCACCGCGGACACCCTCGTGCTCCTGATCCCGAAGAGCGCAACCGCCGCGGCGGCGATGAACAAGGTGTTCATGGCCGCTGCAGCCGGAGCCATCACGCTGACCCATGACGCAACTGGCGATCTCGACCGAACCTTCGGCCTCATCCTCGTCGGCTGAGCTGGAAGCGAAGCTCTGCCCGTCGGCGATGGTGGTGCCGCTCCTGCCGCGGCTGATGCCGCTGCTCGAGGCCGCGGTGCCGCGCGGCGCGGGCCGGCTCTCGCCCGAGAAGGTCCTGACCGACGCGATCCACGGGCGCGTGCAGCTCTGGCTGGTCGGCGCCGAGGGCGAGGGCATCGTCGGCGTGCTCGCGACCGAGCTGATCGTGTTCCCGACGGGGCGCCGCGTGTGCGTGGCGTTCGTCTGGTCGGGCGTGAGCCCGCGCAAGGCGATGCACCTGCTCAGCGGAGTGCTCGAGCCCTGGGCGCGCGAGCAGGGGTGTCACGAGGTTCAGATCACCGGCGGGCGCGGGTGGGGGCGGCTCTGCCGCGACTACTCGGAAGCCTTCCGGACCTTCACGAAGGAGCTGTGAGATGGGTGGCGGTGGACCGAGCAACTCGAACGGCAGCCAGACGCAGACCTTCAAGCCCTGGAAGGCGCAGGCGCCGTTCCTCAAGGACATTTACTCCCGTGCGTCTTCGCTCTCGAACGTCCCGCTCGAGTGGTTCCCTGGCTCGCACGTCGCGGGACGCGACCCCTCGACCGAGGCGGGGCTCTCGATGATCGAGCAGCGCGCGGCCGACGGAAGCCCGATCGGGGCGGGAGCGGAGGGCCTCGCCGCGGCGACGCTGCGCGGCGACTTCCTCAACTCGAACCCGTACCTCGACGAGACGTTCAACCGCGGCGCGGACGCGGTGACGCGGAAGTTCAACCAGGCCGTGATGCCGCAGATCGACACCCGGTTCGGGGGTGCCGGGCGCATCGGCAGCGGTGCGCACGCGGCGGCGCAGGGCGAGGCTGCGCGCGCGCTCGCCGGCGAGCTCGGCGGGCTCGCGAACGAGGTCTACGGGGGCAACTACACGCGCGAGCGCTCGAACCAGATGAGCACGCTCGGCATGTCGCCGGCGCTGCAGGCGGCGGGCTACATGGACGCCGATCGGCTGCGCGAGGCGGGCGAGGCGCGCGAGAGCTACTCCCAGCGCGTGCTCGACGACCAGATCGCGGGCTTCGAGTTCGGGCAGGAAGAGCCCTGGCAGCGGCTCGCGCGGTTCGCCGGTCTGGTCGGTGGCCCGGTGGGCGGCTCGAGCACGAGCACGAGCCAGCGAGCGAGCACGAGCTGGGACGACATCCTGATGAAGCTGCTCTGAGCGGCAGGGGGTGAGGCATGGCTGCGCCGGCGATCATCGCGGCGATCATGAAGATCATGTCGGCGGTTGCCGCCGCCGGGAAGGCGGCCGCAACCGCTTCCGGCGTGGCAAAGGCCGGGTCTGCGATCGCGCCGGTGATCGCGGGCGTGTCGAAGGCTGCGGGCGCAGCGAAGAACGCGATCCCGCTCATGGCGCAGCTCTCGCCGGGCGGCGGCGAGACGAAGCCGGTCGGGCCCGTTGCTGACGCGGCGCAGTACGGCGGGATGCTGACGAACAGCGGCCCGTCGAGCGTCGTGCCGGTGCTGAGCTCGCAGAAGAGCGCGCCCGCGGCGCCGCCGATGCCGGTGGAGAAGCCGTCGTTCATGGACCACCTGCGCGGCGCGATGCTCGGGCCCAACGCCGCGAGCGCGACGCCGGAGCAGCGCGACCAGGCGCTCTTCAACTCGAAGCTCGGCGCGTTCGCGGGCGCGATGGGCGGCGCGCAGGGCGGCATCCCCGGCATGATCGCCGGCGGCCTGCAGGGCGGGATGCAGGGCGGCCAGGGCTCTCTCACGACCGCGGCGTTCGACAACTTCATCCGCAAGAGGCTCGAGGAGACGAACGACCCGCAGGAGCGCGAGCGACTCGAGGCGTCGCTCGCGTTGAAGCAGTACATCAAGCCTCCGACGGCGAGCACGGCCTGGAAGACGTACACGCGCGGCGTCGGGAAGGACATGGAGCAGCGGTTCGGTGCGAACGCGGCCGGCCAGGAGTGGCCGATCGGCGACCCGTATCCGCGCTGGAAGCCGTCGTCGGAACGAGACAGCAGCCCCGAGAAGGCGAGCACGATCTACGCGCTGCGCGAGCAGATCATGATGCTCGGCCCCGGCGAGGTGAAGGGATGGAACGAGGACAACCCTGGCCTGTGGGTGCGCGCTCTCTCGCGCGCGCCGGGGGAGTCTGTCGAGCACTACGCGGCGGACAAGGCGCGGCTCTTCAAGGCGGTCGGCCTGGGCCCGCGGGATGCGCCGCCGGAGCCGCCGAAGGAGGCGGGCTCCGGCGTCAACGTCGGCGGCACGCTGCGCCGGTGGGCCACGCCCTTCATCGGCGAGCCCGAGCCTCCGTCCGAGGAGGAGCAGCGCCTCGAGCGCCTGCGAAACATGGACTGGAACATTCGCTGATGCCCGGTTCGATCTTCGACGACGAGGACTTCAAGGCGCTCTCGCCGGAGGGGCAGCGCCAGATCCTCGCCGAGAAGGTCCCCGACTTCGCGGCGCTCTCGCCGCACGGCCAGCGGAAGTTCCTGATCGAGAAGACCGGGCGCGCGCCCGCGCCCGACCTGGGCATCCTCGGCGAGATGGCGGGGACCGTGCCCGCGATGCTCGCGTCGCCGGAGGGCCGCGCGCAGTACCGCGGGAACCTCAAGGCCGGCGCGATCGAGGGCGCGGCGGGCCTGCCGCTGCTCGGCGCGAACGCGCTGATGCTCGCGAAGAAGGCGGTGGAGAACCTGCCGCCGGTGTCGGGCGTGCCGGGCGCGGTTGAGGCGCTGACGAAGCGGCTCGACCTGCCGATCGGCGTCGAGGAGTACCTGCGCGCGGGCGCGGAAGGGATGCTGCGCGACGCGGAGCCGATGCGCGGCCAGGACACGTTCGGGAAGTCGCTCGAGGTCCTGGGCGGCACGGCAACGGGCCTGCCGACCGCGATGGCCGCGGCCGAGCTCGCCGGGCCGGTGGCGGGCTTCGCCGGCCTGGGCGCGCTCGGTGCTGCGCATCTCGGCCCGAAGGAGGCGCTCAAGGAAGGCGTGAAGGGCGGCGCGCTCGGCCTCGTGTTCAAGGGCACCGCGCGCGCGTCGCGCCCGGTCCGCGCCATCACCGTCGGCGGCGCGACCTACGCGCTGTCGAACGAGCGCGACCCGGTGAAGCGCGCGATGGAGGCCGCGACGATGGCGACGCTGGCCGCCATCCCCGATCGCGCGCCGCGTCCGGCCGAGGTGTCGCGCCAGCTCGACGAGATCGCGCAGGGCGCGATTCCGACGGGCAAGGTGGAGCCGGTGAAGGGCACGGCGCCGCCGAAGACCGCGCCGCCGCTCGCGCCCGCGCCGGAGCCGCCGAAGGCGGGCGCGCCGGCGAAGAGCCCGATCGAGGACTGGATCGACACGCACCAGCCGGTGCAGGGCCCGGCGCAGCAGACCACGCTGCCCGACGGCCGCACGGCGACGCAGCTCCCCGACGGCTCGCTCGAGCTCGGCGCGCCGCCGCCGGTGGTGCCGCCGCCGCGCCCACTCACGCCGCAGGAGCAGGCTGGGCTCGAGACGGGCACGCCGATCGCGCCGCCGCAGCCCAAGCCGGGCGGGTCGGTGTACGGGCCGAACGAGCCGGCGCCGACGATGCTGGCCGAACCCGTGCCGCCGGTGCGCGCACCGGAGCCGGTAGCGGCAGAGCCTCCTCTCGTTCTCGCGCCGGAAGCTGCGAAGCCGAAGTGGGACTCGACGGCCGCACTCCCGCCGGGCGTGAAGCCTCCTGGGCCCGATCGGATCGTGACGATCGAGCTGCCGGACGGCACCAAGAAGTACGAGGCCATCCAGTCCGGCTTCCCGGAGGAGCCCCAGCTCGCCGAGATCCAGGGCCGATTCCCAGACGCGAAGATCACCGTCGAGAAGCCGCGCACGCCGGCCGAGCAGAAGGCGATCGACCGCGGCCAGAAGAGCAAGGCGAAGCCGCGCGTGGGGAAGGGTGCGGAGATCCGCGTCGAGGGCCGGCCGGAGCCGCTCTCGGCGAAGTACGAGCTCGTCGAGGCGGACACGCTCGTGCCGAGCCACGACTCGATCACGTTCGGCAAGCGCGCCGACTACAAGGGCGGCCAGGAGCGCGCTTACGAGAGCGACAAGAACGAGCAGATGAAGGTCGTGCAGCGCGCCGACCAGTTCGACGTGCGCGAGGTGCTGAGCACCGCGCCCAACGCGACGACGGGCCCCGCGATCGTCGGGCCAGACGGGACGGTCTGGGGCGGGAACGGCCGCACGATGATGCAGGAGCGGATCTGGCGCGGGCAGGCCAAGGTGAAGCCCGAGGAGTTGAAGGCCGCGATCGCCGAGGCCGCGCCGCAGTTCGGCTTCACGAAGACGCAGGTGCTCGGCATGAAGCGCCCGGCGATCATCCGGCGCATCCCCGACTCGCCGACGACGCGCGAGGCGGCGCTCGAGCTCTCGCGCATCCTGAACATCGACCCGTCGTTCAAGACCTCGGGCACGGCGCGCGCGCAGTCGCTCGCCGTCTCGATGGACAAGTCGATCGACGCCTTCATCAGCGCGGTGGAGGGCGCGGCGAAGGACGACCCGAGCATCCGCGCGGCGATCAAGGACGGCCCGCGCGGCAAGGCATTCGCCGAGGCGCTCATCGAGGACGGCGTGATCCCGCCGGCCGAGCGCGCCGAGTGGATCGACGCCGACGGCACGCTCACCGACGTGGGGCTCGCGCGCGCCGAAAAGATCCTGCTCGCGCGCGTGATCCCCGACCGCGCCCTGGTCGAGAACATGCCGGGCGCGCTGCGCCAGAAGATCCTGCGCTCGCTGCCGCAGATCCTACAGATCGAGGGCATGAAGCGCGGCTCGTTCGCGCCGCTCATCGCGGACGTGGTGAAGAGCGAGGTGCGCCGCGCGGGCGAGCGCGACTCGACCGGCAAGATCCTGACGATCGAGGAGTTCAACAAGCAGACCTCGATGGACCCGGTGCCGTCGCAGGTGAGCGAGCGCGTGGCACGCGTGCAGAAGATGTTCGCCGAGAACAGCGCGCTCGCGATGAAGGAGAAGATCGCCGAGCTGCGCGAGCGCGTGGCGCGCTCGATCGAGCCGGACATGTTCGGCGGCACGATGCCGCTCGAGGAAGCGTTCGGCGGCATCGGCTTCCCCGAGCAGGCCGAGCAGCTCGCGCGCGAGAGCGGCGTCCACTACCGCCGCGGCCGCAACTTCACGGGCGACCGCAAGCTCGACGTCGGGAAGGCGACCGACACCGCCAAGCCCGTGAAGCTGCGCGGCGAGCCGATGGAGAAGCTCGCGCGCGCCTTCAAGATCCCGATGGTCCAGGGGCGGCTGCGCGGCTTGAAGGGGAAGCAGCCGAGCGAGAGCGTCGCCGGCTACTACTCGCACCCGTCGGGCACGCTGCGCGTGCGGAAGTGGGCGGATCTCGACACCGCCGCGCACGAGTTCGGCCACCGGCTAATGCAGGCGAACCCGAAGGTCTTCGACTGGTTCCTCGGCCCTCCTGGCGCGCCGCGGCGTGCCGCGCACACGCAGATGCAGGAGATGGCCTACACGACGAAGAACCCGCACGAGTGGTTCGCCGAGTTCATGCGGTACTGGCTGACGAACCGCGCCGAGCTCGAGCGGCACGCGCCCGACGCGCTGCGGGAGTGGGAGGCCGAGGGCCCGAAGCTCGTGAGCCGCGCCGAGTGGCGCGCGTTGAAGCGCGCGCAGCGCGAGATGAGCGCGTTCTACGAGCAGGGCGCCGAGTCTGGCATGGAGGCGCTGTTCGAGAAGCAGAACGAGGCGGGCTCGGTGCTCTCCGACCGCCGTGCGCGCTGGCGGCAGGCGAACGTGGACCGCTTCCACGGGCTGTTCATGCTCGAGCGCGAGGTGCTCGGGAAGCCGGACGCCGGCCTGCCGGGCGGCGTGTGGGCGCACGCGCGGATGCTCACGCGCGTTCCGAACCTCGTGGAGAAGCTCTGGACGCACGGCTACCCGGTCTGGGAGAAGAGCCCGACGACGGGGAGCTGGGAGATCGGCCTGCGCGGCAAGGGGATGCGCGAGATCCTCGCGCCGGTCGCGAAGACGAAGCGCATGGAGCGCCAGTTCGAGAAGTACGCGGTCGCGCGGATGATGAAGGTCGCGCGCGAGCACGGCATCAAGAAGCTCCCGCTCACGCCGGAGATGGAAGCGCAGGGGCTCGCGTTCGAGACGCCGGCGTTCCGCAAGGCGTACGAAGAGCTCGCCGTGTTCCGCGAGAAGGTCGCCGACTTCGCCCAGGCGGCGGGGCTGTTCAACGCGACGCAGCGCGCGCGCTGGCGCTTCGGCGGCGAGATGGTCTGGTCGCTCTCGCGCGACATGGGCGCGGCGTCGCGGGGGCGCGCGATCGAGGACCCGGTGAGCGCGTCGTCGGGCGTCCACGCGATGCGCGGCAGCACGCGCACCTTGCGCGACCCGATGGACTCGATCATCGCCGGGCCCGGCCGGCTGATCCAGCTCGCGCTCGAGAACCTCGTGAAGCGCGAGGCGGCGCGGCTCGTCGAGCGCCCCGAGGGCGGGCGGATGGGCCAGATCCTCAAGCCCGAGGGGAAGACCGCGCGGCTCCTGACCGACGCGATCGAGAGCGCGGTCCAGGCCGAGGCCGAGAAGGTCGGGCTCCAACTCCCGAAGAACTGGACCGAGGATCACGGCTTCGCCGACTTCCTCTCGGTCTACGCCGGCACGAAGAAGCCATACGGCGAGAACGTGGTGAGCCACCTCGAGAACGGGCGCCCGGTGCACGTCGAGTATTTCGACCCGGTGCTGATGAAGAGCATCACGTCGCTGCGCCGGCCCGCGTCCGACGTCGTACAGAACATCCTGTTCAACGCGCCGCGGCGCTTCTACCAGCGCGCGGTCACGTCGAACCCGAATTTCTGGATCGCGCAGCTCCTCCGTGACCCGATCGCGGCGACCTGGGTGACGAAGACCGGGATGCAGGCGATCACGTCGAGCGTGCGCGGCTACGCGGAGTCGCTGCGCAACGGCGACGCGCTCGCGCTGTACGAGGCGAACCTGGGCGGCATGGGCTCCCAGCGCCCGCGCTCGCCGGGCGCGCGCCGCGCGGACCTGCTGCGCGCCGGGCGCCGGGAGGCGGGCGGTGCGCGCGCGATGCTCGACCTGATGAACCCGGTGAACGCGCTGCGCTTCTTCGAGCGGATCGGCGAGCACTTGGAGGCCGGGCCGCGCGTCGGCGAATTCATGCGCGCGCGCGAACAGGGCCGCGCGCTCGACGAGGCCGCGTTCATGGGGAACGAGGTCACGGGAGACTTCTCCTCGCAGGGTGGCGGCGCCGCGACGACGTGGATGGTCAACTCGATCCCGTTCTACCGGGCGATGATCGCGAGCGCCGACCTCGGCTACCGCTCGCTCGCGCGCGGCGACGGGTACAGCCGCGCGCGCAACGCCGCGCGCTTCGCCACGTTCGTCGGGCTGCACGCGGCCTACCACCTCTGGGCGCGCGAGCAGGACTGGTACAAGAAGCTCGCGCCCTGGGATCGACTGATGAACTTCGTGTTCCCGCCCATCGAGATCGACGGCGTGGTCTACCACCCGACGATGCCGAAGACCTACGAGGTCGGGATGGCCGGGAACGTGGCCGAGCGGGTGATCGAGAAGGCGTTCGATCCCGAGGACACGAGCGAGTGGGTGTTCACGAAAGACATTGCGAAGGCGATCCTCGCGAACTTCGGCATCGGCCTCCCGGTGATCCCGAATGCGCTGCTCGAGCAGTACGCCAACCGGACGACGTTCTTCGACACGCCGATCGAGGGGCAGGATCAGGTGAAGAGCGAGGGCTGGTACAAGCGCGCGCCGCAGACGCCGCTCGTGCTCTCCGATCTCGCGGCGCTGCAGAAGGGGCTCCCGCTCGACGCGCAGGTGTCGGCGCCGCGGATGCACGCCGCGCTGCGCTCGTTCCTCGGGCCCTGGGCGCAGTACGGCCTGTTTGTCGCCGACGAGGCGATGTACGGCGGTCAGCACCCCGAGCTCCACTTCGACGACTTCCCCGCCGTCTCGCGCATCCTGCAGCGCGAGGGTAAGTACACGCGCACCGCCGGCGACTTCTACGACTTCATCGGCGCCGCGCACGCGGCGGCGCAGGTCCACCGCGATGCGAAGGAGCGCGCGGATCTCGAGACGCGCACCGAGTACCAGGACAAGCCGGAGCGGCGCGTCGCGAAGCGGGCCGGGAAGTGGGAGCGGCACGTCGGCGAGCTGAACAACCGGATCGAGAAGATCGCGCGTGACCCGCTACTCTCGCCGGCGAAGAAGACCGAGCTGATCGACGAGTTGAAGCGGCAGCGGGAAGCCTACATGAGCGAGAAGCTGGAACAGGGCCGCGCGTACATGCGCGCGGTCGGAGGCGGACGATGAGCGAGGTCTACGCTTGGAGCACGACCGCGGGCGGCAACAACGCCGCGCCGCCCGACGGGTTCCCCGAGAACCAGGCGCGCAGCACCGTCAACGACTCGATGCGCGAGGCGATGGCGTCGATCCGGCGCTGGTACGCCGATCCCGAGTTCCTCGCGCTGGCCTACGGCTACACGGTGACGCGCGACTCCACGACGGTCATGCGCATCGCGGGCGTGAACCTGACCAGCGTGTTCAGCGCCGGCCGGCGGATCAAGGTCACGGGCGGCGGCACGACCTACGGCTTCATCGCCTCGAGCTCGTACTCGGCGCCGGACACGCTGGTGACGGTCACGGTGGACGGCGGCGGCACGCTGCCGGCCGGCTCGAACGCCGTGTTCCTGCACCACTCGGCGACGCTGGGCTCCGCGGCCTGGGGCGTGATCGGCAACGCGATCGGCCAGGTGCCGGTCAACACGAGTGCGGCCGCGCTCGGCACCGCGGCCTACAAGAACCACGGCACCGCGATCGGCGACGTGGCGCTGCACACGAGCGCCGCCGCGCTGGGCACCGCCGCGTACAAGGCCCACGGCACCGCCGTCGGCGACGTGGCCCTGCACACGACGGGCGGGCTCGGGCTCAGAACCGCGGCCTACCGCGACGTGCCGACCCGGAGCTTCGCGGCGAAGTCGGGCGACCAGAACGCCATCTCCGCCGCGACCGAGACACTCGTGACCGGCGGGCTCTCGAACGTCTCGTTCCCGAAGACGCCGGACGGCGCGGTCAAGTTCCGCATCAGCGCCCACGTCCTGTTTCAGAACAACTCGGGCTCCTCGAACCTCTCCGGTCAGCTCTACCTCCGCATCGGCACGAACGGCACGCTCGCCGACGCCTTGAAGGCGATGGACTCGGGGCTCACCAATCCCAACGCGCGGCTGGGCCTCAAGATCACGAACTTCGAGTACATCCCCGCGGTGAACGAGAAGGTCAGCCTCTCCGTCCAGGGCGACAACAGCTTCGACGTGGAAGGCGGCACCACGGCCGGGATCGGTTCCTGGCTGCAGATCGAGGAAGTCGTTCCCGCTCCGTAGGAGGGTCCGGTGGATAGCTTGCTGCAGAGACTCGTCGAGGCGACGCCGATCGGTGTCGCGATGATCCTGATGGTCGTGCTGTTTTCGCGGGTGATCCACAAGCTCGTGGACGACCACCGTGAGCAGATGACCGGGCTCATGCAGCAGGGCAGGCAAGACCTGGCGCACGCCGTCTCGGCGGTCGATCGGAACTCCGAGCTCATGGGCCGGGTGGACTCGTCGCTGCAGGACAACGCACAGGTGACGCGCCAGCTCCGCGAGTACCTGATCCGCAACCACGCGAACGGGGCAGGGCTCTAGGGCGCGCTCTCCTGCGCGGCCGCGCGCGCCAGGTCATGCGCCGGGCAGTGGTCGAGCCCGCCGTGCTTGCGCGTGCAGCGCGCGCAGAGCGGCGCCGAGCAGAGGCCCTGCTCGCCGCGGCCGGGCGCCACCCGGTAGTCGCAGAGGCGTGTCGCGCGCGCGCCGCAGCCGACGCAGGCCCGCGAAGACCTCGAGCGCCCGCGGGTGCAGACGATCGCGGCACCGCCGGGGACTTCGATCACGTCGCAGCCCATCGTCCAACCTCCGTCCGCTTTTCAGTACCTAAGTGCCCGTCGTTTCTCGATCGCGCCCCGGTTCGAATCCCGCTGGGGTCACTCTGGACCCGCGCCGTTACTCAGGATTTCGACCGCCCTCGGCAGCCTCGTCCGTCCGTCGTCCACTTCGCCGTCGCATGACGTACCAGCCGATAGGCGTGTAGTACACCTCGGCCTCAGACCAGATCCCCGGTGAAACGTCCTCTAGGCGCACGTAGAAGGCGACGAGGAACACGAGCTCGTACAGCGATCTCACGTCTCCCCCCTGATCGGCGTCACCTTGCGCAGCGACCGCGCGCGCGCGCCGACGTACCCCTCGGTCACGTCCACACTCGAGTGCCCGAGCCAGCGCTTCGCGAGGTAGATGTCCTCGGTGCGCGCGACGAGCTCGGTCGCGAAGAAGTGCCGGCCGGCCTCGTTCGGTTTCAGGCCCTCGAAGCCGCACGCCGCGAGCGCGCGCTGGAAGACCTCCCACTCGGGCTTCTCGGTCCAGCGCTTCTCGGCGTTGCGTGCGGCCGGGTTCCAGAAGAGCGGCGCGGCGCCGAAGCGGTGCTCGAGCTGGCCGTGCTCGCGCAGCCAGTCGGCGACCTCGGGCGCGAGCGGGAGCAGCCGCGGCGCGCGCGTCTTCGTCTTCGCGCCGAGGAGCTGCAGGGCCGTCCCGTTCTCGCGCAGGTCGCGCACGTCCAGGCGCCGGGCCTCGCTCGGCCGGAGCCCCATGTAGGCGCGCACCAGCCAGAGCCCGCGGATCTCGGCCGGGATCGCCGCGAGGATGCGCTCGAGGTCGGCCCGTTCGGGGATCGTCCGGGCGTGGCGCACGACGCGCACCCGGTCGGTAGGCACGCGCGGCGCGGCGCGCAGCACGCCCTGGTCCACGAGCCAGCGGAGGAACTGCGCGAAGTCCATCAGCACGTTCTTGATCGTCTTCTCAGACAGCCCGCGCTCGCGCAGCGCGCGCAGCCAGCGGAGCAGCGCCGGCGCGTCGAGCTCGTGCACGTCGGTCCGCTCCCAGCCGGCGAAGTAGCCGCGCCGCGTGTACGCCTCGAGCTCGCGCACGCGGCGCTTGTCGAGCACGCCGGCAGCGACGTCGAGCAGCTTGTCCTGGCAGAACGCAGCCCAGCGCGCCGCGACCACGTTGCCGGGCGCCTTGCGCTTCTGGAAGTCCGCGAGCACGTCGGAGAGCTGCCGGCCCTCGACGACCTGGGCGATGATCTGCGCGGCGACCTTCTCGGCCTCGCGCGCCGTCTCGATGCGCCCGCCGTGCAGGGTCCGCCCGATGCGCACGCGCCGCGGCTCGGCCTCGCCGGGGAACCAGACCGTGCGGATCGAGACGTGGTGCCCGTCGCTCTTCGACCACGCCGCCCTGACTCGCTCCGCCATCGCGTCCCACCGCGTACCACGGTCGGCCTCTTCGGCGCGAGCGATAGGGAGGCGAAGGCGCATCAGGCGTCCCCGTCCGTCCTGCTACTGAACGGCTTGCCGCGATGGTGCTCGAAGAGCTCTGGTAGACCCTCGAGCACGAACAGAATGACTCCTTCGGGATCGTCGAAGGTCGAACTTGCAGACGGCGAGAAGCACACCTTCATCGGGCCGTCCTGGTCACCGTCGTGGACGTACGCAACGCACACGATCAGCGCAGCGTGGTAGTCTTTCGCGGCACGCTGTAGCTGAAAACGCGCCTGATCGACCGCCTCTCTGATCTTCGGATCCAAGCTCATCTCCGCATCCTCTTCGTCGCGTGGATCGGGCAGACCGCGCGGTGCAGCACGGCGTAGCTGGTCGTGTCCCGGCGCTGGCACTTCCCGGTTTCGGGGTCGATCCAGTAGACCGGCGCCTCGAGATCGAGCTGCACGCGCTCGCCGCGCTCGGTCGTCGCGCCGCGCACCGGCGCGCCGCAGGCGGAGCACTTCTCCTGCGCGGCGGTCACGACTTCTCCCGCTCGCGCGAGAAGCGCGCGGGGTCCGTGCACGTCTCGAAGTGGCTGACGTACCGCTGCACCGCCTTGTCCGTGGCGTGCGCGAGCCCGTCGTCGCCAACGATGTAGACGTTCGCGACCTTCTGCAGCGGCAGCATCCGGCCGCTCGCGGCGTTCGCGACCATGAACAGCTTCGCGTTGCAGGCCGGACAGCGTTTCTCGGTCATGTCTGCACCCACGGCCAGGGCATCCAGTGGATCGCTTCCGGATGACGGAGCGGCACGATGTAGCCGGGGCGCGTCATCAGGAGCATCTCGATCTCGCGGTCGGACACGAGCCCGCTCTCGACGACGAGCACGCCGCAGACCGCACGCCGGCACGTCTCGGCCAGGACCCAGAGAAGCGTCTCGTGCATCAGCCGAACACCCAGCGCGCGAGCGCGATCACGAGCAGCCACGAGCCGGCGCAGTAGGCGAGCGCGCACGAGTAGACGAACACGCGCAGCCACGAGACACGGGGGCGAGGAGCGGGAGCGTTCCCCCCCCTGAATCGAACGGAGCCCTGGACCCCGCCCCCGTGCTCACGGTGCAACGACTGAAACAGCGATGCTCGAACCTCGTCCTCGGTCATCGCGTGCTCACCCCCGTCTCGGAGAACACGCGCACGCCCGGCCACTTCAACTCGCCCTTGAGCGAGCGCGCCATCTGGCCGAGCACCTTCTCGTCCACGCAGAGCACCGGGAACGGCACCTGGCCGGCGGCGACGGCCGCGACGAGCTTCGGGAAGTCCGTGACCTCGGCCTTCCACCGCTCGACGGTCGCGAGCCCGGCGACCTTCGGCGCAGCGACGGGCGCGGGCGCGACGACCGCCGCGGCCTCCTCGCGCACGACGTCCGCGAGTTCGTGCTCGCCCTGCTTCGCCAGCTCCGCGGCCTCGCGCTCGGCCTTCTCGCGCCGCTCGCGCTCGATCGCGGCCTGCAGCGCCGCCTCCTCGCGCGCCCTCCGGTTCTGCTCGTCTACGAAGCGCGCGACCTTGGCCTTGAAGATGCGCTCGGCCTCGACGAGCGGCGCCTCGAGCTGCTTCTTCTGCGCGACCGCGGCCTTGTGCGCCTTGTGCGCGGCCTCGACCACCGGATCGCACGACTCCGCGATCGCGGCGCGCAGCGCCTTGATGCCCTGCAGCGCGACCGCGGCACGGTCGGCGTCGCCGGCGACGCTGATCTCGAACCTGTTTGCGGCATCGACCCAGCTCGCGCTGCTCTGCTCGAACTTCTCGACGGGCACGACGGCGGCGGCACTCATAGGCGGACTCCCCCCTTGCGTAGTCGCCAGTGCGCAATCCGCGTACAGGCGAGGAAATCGTGGTGATCGCTCCGGTCCGCGAACGGCACGAGCCGGTAGCTGCCGTCCAACAGGAGCCGGAGCGCGAAGCGTTTGATCGGGTCCTGCTGGCCGAGCTCCTCGCGCAGGCCGATCTCGTAGCCGGCGAGCTGCAGCCCGACCCACGACGAGATCGAAGCGCTGGTCTTCAAGTCGATCAGCCAGAGCTCACCCGCGCGCGCGGTGCCGAGGCGGTCGAACGTCCCGGCGAAGCGGTACGTCTGGCTGACGACGAGCTGCTCGATGAAGAGCGGCTCGAACTGCACGTCGGCGCGGAACTTCAAGTAGGCGGCGAGGTAGGGCTCGAGCGCGCCGTAGTTGGGCGCCTGCTTTGGGTCCTCGCCCTGGTCGTAGAGCTGGGTGATGCGGTGCGCGGCGCGCCCGCGCTCGGCTGCGGACGCGAGCAGGTTCGCCGGCACGCCGTCGAAGTTGACCAGCCCCGCGATCGAGAGGACCTCGGTGACGCTCGGGACGCGCGCGCCGCCGACGCTGTAGCGCGAGACGTCGCGGTCGATCTGCGGGGAGGCGAGCTGCGTCATGCGCGCGACCAGACGGTCGCAGGAGAGCCGTGACTCTTCGGCTGCGCGGTCTGCCGGTACTCGCCGGTCTTGCGGATCACCCCTTCGCGCACGAGCGCCATCATCACGGCACCGAGCGCGCGACCCTCATGCGGGCGCGGGACTCCGCGCGCATCGAGCACGACCCACACGTCGTCGGACGTGAACGTGTCCTGCGAGTAGGCAATCGACACGACCGCGGCCCGCGCCTGCGCCTTCCATTCGGGCGAGGCATTGCCGCCGACGCGCTCGATCGCCTCGTCGCGCTTCTTCCGGGTGAGTGCCGGGTCGAGCGTGCGCTGCGAGAAGAGATCCGGCTGGTCGGTCACAGCCCGCCTCCGATCGCCTCGAGCTGCTTCACCAGCTCGTCGTAGTCTGCTGTGGTGAGCCACTCACTCGGGTTCCCGTCCTGGTCCACGGCGTCCCACGAGTAGCCCATGTCTTCGATCATCTCGTTCAACTGAGTCAGCTTCTCGCGCTTCGACCCGCCGAGCGATCCGAGCGCAATCGCGTAGAGCCGGCGAAGCTGCGCCTCGCTGATGCGGCTCGATCCGAACTGCGCTCGGACGCTCGGCATCGAAGAGCTCTAGAACGGGATCTCGCCGTCGCCTTCGGCCTCGGGCGGGAGCGGGCGCTCCGGCAGCCGCACGCGCAGGCACGGCACGATCCGGCCGTTGAACTGCGTCTTGTCCGGGTAGAGGATGATCTTCTTCCCCTGCCAGCGATCGGTGTCGTCGCCGTAGCTGTCGGCGATGAGCGTCGCGTTCGTCTTGTTCAGCACCAGCCCCTTCTCCTTGCCGGCGAAGTAGGCGCAGAGCTTCTCCTCGTTCCCGACCTCCTCGAGATCCACGCGCATGATCTCGACCTCGACGGTCCGGCCTTTCAGGTCGGCCGCTTTCAGGTATCGGGACGGGAAGCTGTCGTTGACGCTGGGCATTGCGGGCTCCTAGGTGGAAGTACCTAGGCGCATCCTAGAACGTCGGCCTAGGTCGCGCAAGCAGAACCTACGCAGAGCCTAGGTGCAAGTGCGCGCGTAGACGCGCCGCGGCAACTTTCTGACCCGATGCGTCGCCTAGTGGCCTTCGGCCAGGAGCAGGAAGGCGCGCCGGACCTTCTCCGGCAGCTTCCCGATGAGCTTCAAGTCGCTGATCGTGAGCGCCGATAGAACGTCGAGCAGGACGTGTTCGGCACTGGCGAGCTCGTCGGTCTTGAAGCCGGCGAGGATGAAGTCGGCCGAGGTTCCCGTCTCCCTGCAAATCTGCGCCAGGACGGGAATGGAGGGGTTGTTGTAGGCGTTCTCGAGCTGGGAGATATAGTCCTCGTCCACCTTCAACTTCTCGGCCAGCTCGCGGCAGGTGAACCCCGCCGCCTGTCGCGCCATCCGCAGGCGTTTCGCGATCGCGGGATCGCCTGTTCGCCTACGGCGTCGCACTTTTCGGTGGGGCATGTCTCCACTTAGACGTATCCTAGGCTGCGCGTCAAGGTACTTGCGCGGGTCGGATTAGGCATTTCTCACGCGCCTGTTGCAGCAACCCGGTGCCGCGCCTATGGTATGCATATGTCGCAAGAACATCCTCTCAAGACGCTGCGCATTGCCCTCAGGCTGACGCAGGAGAAGCTCGCGGAAACGCTGGGGATCAGCGCGCCGTTCGTGTCCCAGGTCGAAACCGGAGCCCAGCCTCTCGGCCGGAGCACCGTCCTCGCCATCTGCGACGAGTACCGCCGTGAGCTCCGGCTCCTCCGCATCACCGCCGAGGATCTGCTGCGCGGCGTCAAGCAGCCGACCGAACCCGAGCAGCTCGCGCAGTAGGCCGCCCGCGTGGCAACCGAGCGCAGGCCGTACCACCTGACCGCGGATGCGGTCTGGCACGAGCCCTGGGACAACGACGTGTATGCGTTCCTGGGCCGGCTCTCGGCCATGATGCACGAGCGTTGGCGGACCTCTCGGCTGACCGCCGAGGAAGCCTCGACCGTGCTCATCGGGGCCACCGATCTGCAGAAGATCGCGGGCAAACGTCGGCTCGACGTGGCGCTGACGTCGGCGCGACGTGCGGCTGACGTGGTGACGATGTTCGTCGAACGTCGCGGCGACGTGACTGAGATCAGGTGGCCCAAGTGGGCGGACTTCCAGAGACTCGCTTCCGGACATGGGGGCAAGCGGGAGTCAACTAGCTCCCCCTCCGCGTCCAGCGTCCAGCGTCCCGAAGTTCAGACCCCCAAACCCCCGCGAGAGACGGACGCCGGAGGGCATCGAGAGACTCGATCCTCGGAGCCTCCGGACTCCCCCCGGAAGCCCCCCCTCGCGGTCGCGCGCGCCTGGGTGGCGATGTGCGCGGCGGCGCGCGAGCACGGGCGCCAGTGGCGGTCGGATCTCGGGCCCGGCCGCGCGAAGCTGATCGAGCGGACGCTCAAGGGCTATCCCGACCGGCCGGACGTGTGCGCGGCGGCGGTGCGCGGCTTCGCGGCGCTCTCGGCCGACTGGTCCGAGGAGATCCGCGACCGCTGCTGGAAGCCCGAGTTCATCCTGCGCTCGACGAAGATCGACGGGCACCTCGACGAAGATCCCGGCCCGGCGCCGGTGTTGCCGCCAGCTCCCGAGGCACCGCCCGCTCCCGCTGCGCCCGTGCCGCCGATGCTCCCGGACCCTCGCACCACGGTGGCGGCGGCTGTTGCGGCGGGTCGAGTGGGCGCGTTCGAGGCGTGTGAGGCGCGCGGGAACGGCCACAGCGCGGAATTTGAAGAGGAGCTGCGGTTCTGATGCTGGATCGAGACGAGAACGTCGATCTGAGGGAAATTCTGTGGGCGGCGCTGGGGGACAAGGAGGCGCAGGAGTACCTCGGTGCGTTGAACCTCGAGCCGATGCGCGCGCGGCGCTGGCCGGCCCGGATCGAGGGCATCGACAACGACGTGGCGATGGAGGGCTTCTACGGGCTTTCGGTCGTCTGCGGCGGGACGAAGCTCGGCAAGAGCGTGGTCGCGTACCAGAGCGCGCTGACCGCGGCGATGAACGGCTGGCGGGTCGTCTACATCGACGCCGAGCTCGACGACTTCCAGGCGTGCCAGCGCATCCAGAACGCCACCGGGAAGACGGTCCGCGAGTGGCTCGCCGCGAACCCGACGTTCGTGTGGCGTTCGGTGTTCATGCCGCTCACCCTGCGCGGGCTCGTCGGCGGGATTGCGCGGTTGATCGAGGACTTCGACGGCAAGGTCCTGATCGTGCTCGACTCGATCAACCGGATCGCCACGAAGATCGAGAACCCGAAGAAGCGCGTCTCGTACTTCGACGCGCTGCACAGCCTGACGAGCTGGCTGCTCGCCGTGCGGCGTCTGTCCTGGGGCCGGATCGGTGTGCTCGTGACGAGCGAGAAGAACCGGCGCGGGGGGACGAAGGGCGAGGCGCTCGAGTACGCCTGCGACGTGCTCTTGAAGATCAAGGGCAAGCCGAGCGACGCCTGGGCGGAGCTGAACGTCGAGCTCTCGCGCGAGGGCGGCGGCGGCAACCTCGGGAAGTACGTCCGCAACTGGAAGGCGTGCCGCTTCATGCGGCCCGAGCACCGCGACGTAGAGCCGCCGGTGCGCCGCGGGCCCGAGCACGACTCGATGAGCGGGCGGGACGACGAGCTGTTGTGAACCGCTTCGGTGTCGCACCACGGTGGTGCGGCGCTGAGCGGCGAGAAGGGGGTGAGAACATGGCCGTGAACCAGAGGCACCGCGAAGTGGCCGCGCGCCTGGGCGCCGACTTCGCGCGCATGATCGAGGAGAGCCTGCCGCGGATCGCGGAGGCGGTGTCCGACGCGGAGGCGACGGCGAGCTTCACCGTCACCGCGCAGTTCGCGACGAACCGCGAGGGGGATCTCGTCGTCGTGTTGAAGCCGCGCGAGCGCATCCCGCTCGATCCGATCGAGCACAAGCTGTCGTTGAACGGCGACCAGCTCGCGCTCTTCGAGGGCGCGCCGCGCGGTGCGCCGCCGGAGAACAGCGACGAGGAAGTGGACGAGCTCGAGCTCGAAGGCGACGAGGAGTAGGCCGTGGCGAAGAGGACGATCTCGACCTGCGATCACTGCCAGCGGGAAGGCGAAGGGCTCGAGCTCTTTCTGGTCTCGATCCGCACGCACGTTGGCGGGGACCACTCCACGGGCGGCAACTACGCCGGCATCGACGTGTGCAAGGAGTGTCTGGTGAAGATCGGGCACTTCCCGCCGACGGCGAGCGCCGAGAAGGGCATCGCGCCCGCGCGTGGCGTTCCCGCGAAGGAGCTGGTGCTCCGGCTCGCGGTCCTCGCGACGCGCAACGTGCTGCTCGGTGAGAATGAGCGGGTGGATCCGTGAGCGCGCCGCAGGAAGAGCCGGCCTCGCGCACGGACACCCGCCGGGTGGTGAACGCGATCGCGAAGGCGATCAGTGAGCGCATCACGCCCGGTTGGGTGTTCGTGCTCCACGTCCTGCCGGTGGGGCGCGCCGAAGGCGAGAAGCCGCGCGGGATCTACGTCTCGAACGCGAACCGCGCGGGCGTGATCTCGTCGCTGCGCGAGCTGCTCAAGATGCTCGAGGACGCCGAGGCGGCGCAGCAGGCGGGCGGCGATGCTGACGGAACGTGACGACGGAAGCGTCGGCGGCGTGCGTGTCGTTCCGGATCAGGAGAGCCAGAGCTACCTGATCCAGAAGCGCGCGCGCCGCTGGTTCGGGTGGGGCTCGTGGGAGACGGTCTATGTCGTCACGAGTCTCGCGGTCACGAGCGCAACGTCGCTGCGTGATCTGCGCCGTCTCGTCGTGCAGCAGCTCGCGCGGCTCGGCGAGTGGGAGGTGGCGTGCGCGGTTTGGGATTGGCTCGCACCGTCACTGCCGCCACTCGACCGGCGCAATGGAGAGCTGCCGCCCGAGATGCCATGTGCTGAGTGCGGGCGTGGCCTGGGCATCCGCGCGTTCGATTCGACCTGGGCGGCGAACGTCTGCTCGTTCCGCTGTGCGCTCGCTGCGATCGAGCGCGAGCCGAAGGAGATCAGCGCATGAGCGCGCTCGTGCTGGGGTTGCAGAGGACGGAGCGATGAAGCGAACGATCCAAGCGCAGCTACGTGGGATCGGCGAGCTGCTCGAACTTGACTGCGGCGATACTGCGTGCCTGTTCGCGAGCGCGCGAGCTGGTGGCATCCGCACGAATGGCGGTTGTCGCTGCGATGTTGTGGCCGCAGTCGCGCGTGCGCTCGTGCTTGCCGGCGCGCTGCGGCGATTGGAGCCGCTGCTGCGCTCGGATCGCATCGCCCACGTCTCGCTGTCCTTTGAGCTTCGGCATACGCACGAGAGCGACGACGGGACCGAGCCCGTGTTCCAGGCCACGGCGGCCGAGGCCGACTTCGACGGTGGCGACTGGCGCGACTACTTCGGGGCGGACCTTGAGGACGCGCTGGTCACGCTGATCGGAGAAGAGGAGAAGAGGGGATGACCCCATTGTGGGATGAATCGAGCGATGAGCATTGGCGCGGTCAGTTTCGCATCGCAACGCTGGTTCCGGTGCCCGTGCGCGAGATCGTTCGTGCCCTCGAACGCGAGGCCGGGAACACAGACACAGACCCGCGTTGGCTAGCGGCGTCTGCGCTGCGTCGCATGGCGAAATGGGAGGACCGCACACTCATGTGCGAGATCGACCAACGCCCATCGGAGCTGGTCGGGGAGAAGCGATGAGCACGCCCAAGGAAGTCTGCCCGACGTGCAAGGGGACGGGAACGTTCCGGTGGACCCATCGCTTGACCGGAGCCAAGAGCGGGACGTGTGCAACGTGCATGGGCTCCGGCAAGAACAGTCCGGTGGCAGCGGCTGCGATCCTGAACGATCTATCGCCCGGGACTGCCGAGCAGCGAGGCGGGGCCATGCCGACCGGATTGCCGCGCGGCGGGCGAGGCATGGCGTGGCTCGAAGTGCGGCCCTGCATGCGGCTGGTGCGGGGCGTGCTCATGAGCGCCCGCGACTGGCTCGCGAAGCACTTCGGGGGGACGTGGTGACCGAGGCGATCGTCGCAGTCGATCCGGGCACCGAGCAGAGCGCGGTGCTGACCTACTCCGCGAGCGATGGCCGGTGGAGCTCGCCGATCATCGCCGAGCCGCGCATCTTGCCGAACCTCGATCTGCTCTACTTCCTGCGCCAAGCCGCCGGCGAGGGGCGGGTGCTCGCGATCGAGATGGTCGCCAGCTACGGGATGCCGGTCGGCAAGGAAGTGTTCGAGACGTGCGTGTGGATCGGGCGCTTCGTCGAGGCGTGGCGCGGGAAGTACATGAAGGTCTACCGCCAGGAGGTGAAGCTGCACCTGTGCGGCAGCGCGCGCGCGACCGACGCGACGATCCGGAAGGCGCTCATCGACAAGCTCGGCGCGCCGGGCACGAAGAAGGCGCCGGGCGCGACCTACGGGCTCAAGGCCGATCTCTGGTCCGCGCTCGCGGTCGCGGTCACCGCCGTAGAGACTCGGCGAGCGCGATCCATGCAGTCCAGCCAGGGGATTCATCTAGTCGAGGACCGTCTCGTCGAAGCGAGCGGAACGTGAATGTCGCCGAGCAGCGCGCGCCGTGCTGGTCGTTCCTGATCGTGGCCGCGACGAGCCGGAATCCCTCGAGCTCGTAGCTCGGGGGCAGTAGGTCCACCGCGGCGCGCCAGTCGCGCAGGCGCAGGCGCACCGCGGTGTCGCGGCCGTCGTGCCAGACCTTCACCACGTCCTCCTGGTCGTCGCCGCGATCACTTCGTTCGCGCCGATCGAGTTCAGGTACTTCTGCGTCGTGTCGAGCCGCGCGTGCCCGAGCGCGCGCATGATCTCCACGATCCCGACGCCCTCATCGTAGAGCTCCCGCGCGAACGTGTGGCGGAGCGCGTGCGCGTGGACGCGCCGGCCGAGCCCGGTCCGGCGCCCGAGCCGCGGGAACATGGTCCGGACGTAGCTCGGGTGGAGCGGTCCCCCGGCGCGCGTGCAGAAGAGCGGGCCGGGCGCGTCGCCGCGCTGTTCGAGCCAGACCTCGAGCAGCTTCGCGGCCTTCGGGTCGAGCCCGACCTCGCGCGGGGGCGCGCCGCGCGCGAAGCCCTTCGGCTTCTCGACGCGCACGACCAGGGCGCCACCCTTCGCGTGCCGCACGTCGCCGAGCTGCATCGCGGTCGCCTCGCGGCAGCGCAGCCCGCCGCGGTAGTAGACGACGAGCAGCGCGCGGTTGCGCGCGCCGACCCAGCCGTTCCCGCACGCGACGAGCAGCGCCTCCACGTCCTCGCGCGTCAGCGTGTGTGGCGGGAAGCGCCGCCCCTTGTTCTGGCCGCCGGTCATACCTCGCCCTCCTCGATTCGGTCCCGGTAGTGGCCCGGCTCGCCGGCCGGCTCGATGGTCCCCTTCGGATCGCTGGGGTCGGGCAGGTAGACGAAGCCCGTTGCGCCGCACAGCACGCAGCGCGCGGGGTATCCCGGCTTGCCCTCGTGCCTCTCGAGCTTCCGCTCGTCCGTGATGATCCGCTCGTGCCCGCAGGTCATGGCTTCCCTCCGAGGCGCGCGACGAGCTCGGCCCCGAGCTGCCGCTGGTACTTCCAGACGATCCGCCGGCCGAGCGCGGCCTGCTTCGGCGTCAGGTACGCAAGCGCGGCGAGCTCGTGCCCGATGCGCGCGTCCAGCTTGTTGAAGCCCGCGCCGTCCAGCTCGCGCGCGCCGTCGCAGCGCCCTGAGAGCACCTGCAGCGCCTCGAGCACGGCTGCGGACACGTCGGGCGTGATGGCCTTCGCCTCGCGCGCGATCTTCTCGCGCGAGACGGACTCGGAGGCACGCGCTTCGCCGGCGCCCGCGCCGGCCTCGCGCGGGATCGCTGGCTCGTCGAGCAGCGCGAGGTCCGCGCCGCCGTCGTTCAGCGCCGCGTCGATCACGTCCTGCTTCTGCACCACCGTCACCGCGAGGCGCGCGTCGATCGACTCGGCCAGGACGATGTGCTGCACGAGCACGCTGTCCCGCTGGCCGATGCGGTGGCAGCGGTCCTCGGCTTGCGAGAGGTTGCCGGGCACCCAATCCAGCTCGGCAAAGACGACGTGCGACGCCGCGGTCAACGTGATGCCGACGCCCGCCGCCTGGATCGAGCCGACGAACACGCGCGTGCTCGGCTGCGTCTGGAACGCATCGACCGCGCGCTGCTTGGCCTCGATTGAGTCGCGCCCGGTGAGCTTGACGACGCCCTGGTCGGCGAGCCCCGCGGCCACGCCGTCAATCACGTCGTGGTGGTGCGCGAACACGACGATCTTCTCGGAGCCGCCCTCGAGCGCCTCGCGGACGTGCTCGACGACGTGCGGGATCTTCGCGACCGCGGTGTCGTGGCGCGCGCGCGCCATCTCGTCGAACGCCAGCCGCACGCCCTCGCGCAGCGCCGCCATCGCGCGCCGGTATTCGGCCTCATCGTCCGACACCTTGGCGCGCTCCACGGCGTCGCGCAGCTCGGTCAAGAGCGCCTGCCGCGCGTCCCACTTCTTGCGCTCGGCCTCGATCAAGCCGGCCGACCCGTTCGGCGGCAGCTCGATCACCTGCCGGCGCTTGGGCGGCAGATCGGTCAGCACGTCGCGCTTCAACCGGCGGACCATGATGGACTCGCGCAGCCGCGCCTGCAGCTCGTCGAGGTTCGCCGCGCCGCCGTAGTCCGTGCCGAAGCGCGAATGCTTCGGCGCGCAGTAGCGATCCGTGAAGCGCCGCCAGCTCGAGCCCAGCCCGTTCGGGTCGAGCGCGCGCACGATCGGCCAGAGCTCGACCGGCCGGTTCACGATCGGCGTGCCGGTCAGGAACACGCGCCGGCGCGCGCGGATCGGCTGCTGGTCCTTTGCCCCGAGCACGGCGCGCGTGCGCTGCGCCTTCGGGTTCTTGAGATAGTGGCACTCGTCCACGACGAGGAGATCCCACTCCTCGGCGTACACGCCCGCGTGTCGCCCGATCACGTCGTAGTTGATGATGACGAGCAGGTCGCGGCCCTGGTCGAAGAGCCCGGCCTCGCCGCGCGGCCAGTTCTTGCCGTCCGCGACGTAGCTTCGGGTCGGGCGCACGAGCCAGCGCGCGGCTTCGCGCTGCCAGTTGAGCTTGAGGCTCGCCGGGCAGACGACGAGCGTGCGCCGGATCGTCGGGTCGGCGTTCATGACGCCGAGCGCCTGGATCGTCTTGCCGAGCCCCATCTCGTCGCCGATCAGCGTCGCCGGCCGGCGCATGGCGTAGGCGATGCCGGCGCGCTGGTAGGGCAGGAGCTTTCGGCCCGCCGGCAGCGGCACGTCCACGTCGGCGTCCGTCGCCTGCGACGCGGCGCGCGACTCCGCGGCGTGCTGGCCGGCGCGCTCGAGCGCGACGTGCGCGAGCTCGTCGGCGAACGTGCGCAGCCGCGCGGCCGTGCGCGCGTCGTGCGTGTACCACCGCTTGAGGTTCCCATCCCACCGGAAGCCCGCTTCCTTGGGGATGGCGCGCGTGTTGAAGTCGCCGACCCAGACGAATAGCCCGGCCTCGGGCGCGGTGAGTGCGGGCGTGCTCATCGCTCGCCACCTGCCGCGTGCTGTAGCTTGCGGGCTGCGCGGCGCCAGGTGCGCGCGCGTTTCTTCCCGGACTCCGTGAGGTACCACTCTTCGCCGCGATACCGAGCCAGGCCGCAACGCTCGAGGGTGCGCAGCATTCCGCGGACGAATCCGATCTGCCCAACACCGTTGAGCCCCTCTCGGATCAGGCCGCAGGCTTGACCGATCTCGTCGAGCGCGGCGTCTCGCAGCTCCATGTCATCGGTTCTCATCGGTTCAGCTCCTCGGGGGTCGCGCCCCCGCAAGGGGCCGGCGCGCGCGCAGCACCGCGCGGCGCGCGCGCCGGGTCCCGGTTCAGCGCGGCGCGACGGTGAGCGCCTCGGGCACGTGGTCGAACAGTCCTCGGCCGCCCACGAGAGCGCGCGGAGCTCCTCGACGATGCGCGCGGGCGTGCGCTCGCGCACGATGCGCTGGCCGTACACCATCTTGGTGCGCACGCGCGGCACCAGCGCCCACGGCGCAGGCTCGACCTTCAAGTGAACCTCGGCGGCGAGCTGGCCGCCGGTGCCGATCCACGCGCGCGCCTCGACCGCGTTCCAGCGTTCGCCGGTCCGCGCGTCGAGCAGCCAGAGGAAGTCATTCGCCTCCGGCCACTCGGCGGGCGCGCGGCCCTTGAGCGAGTCGAGGATCTCCTCGCGCGTGCCGACGTAGCGAATGCCGCCGATCGAGACGTACTCGGCCGTCAGCAGCCGGTCGGCCTGGTCGAGCGCGCGCAGCGCCGCGAGCGCCTCCTCGATCGTCGCGACCTTGCACGAGATCCACGGCGCGCCTTTGAAGGCGTGGACGTGCTGGATCGAGGCGGCGAGCGCCGGAAGCTCGCCGGTCCACTTGTCGAGCAAGTCGGCTTCTCGCAGCTCGCGCTCGTACCGTTCGCGCGCTCGTGCGCGCTGGTCGTCTGACGTTCCCATGTTCTCAGTCCTCCTCGGGGCGCGTGGCCCCGCCTTCGGCCGCGAGCGCGGCCATGTCGAACGCGAGCCCGTGCTCCGTGCACAGCTCGCGCAGCCATCGTTCGAGCGCCGGGCGCACCGCGCGGCCGTAGGTGATCGCGCCGTAAGCGCGCGCCATCCGATCCGCCCAGCACCACCATGCGCGTTTCTGGTTGTGCTCCATGCTCTCGGCGACGAGCGGCGAGCCGACGCCTTCGCGCCAGAGCCGGTCATACGCGACGATCGCGCGCGCCAGGTCGCGCGCCTCGCGCGCGAGGTAGCGCGCGACGGCCGCGGGCTGCTGCTTCCGGCGCTTCGGCACGCGCCACTCGCGCACGGACTCGTCGTAGCTCACGACGCGCAGCGGCTCGCCGCGCGCGCCGGCGCGGTAGTGCGACGAGCGCACGGCCTCGATCGAGCACAGCTCGGGGCGCGGGCCCCCGAGCGCGAAATACCAGGGGTGGCCGGGCTCGTAGTCCGACCAATGCGAGTAGTGCGGCTCGCGCTTGGCGTGGCGCGCTTGCACGTCGAGCAGCTCGGGGGCGATGCTGCCGTGCGGCGCGTTCGCCGGCGCGGGCACGCGGTCCGCCCACTCGATCGGCTGCGGGCCCTCGAGCAGCTCGAGCTCGAGCCCGCCGTCTTGCAGCGCGCGCGGCGCGCGACGGGCGCGGCCCGCCGGAGCCGAGGCTCCGACGGGCGCGCCGAACAGGTCGCCCTGCGCTGGCCGGGTCACTCGCCGGCCTCCTCGGGCGCGGCCGCGAACAGCACGGGCTGTCGCGCGATGCGGTGCAGCTCGGGCTGCGCGAACAGCTCGCGCTCCTGGCCGGCGGCGAGCACGTCCGCGACCCATCCGGCCGT